TAGCCGGTGGCGGCTTCAAAATCCGGGTAGTGCCTGCCCTTGTAGTCCACCGCGCCGCCCCGGTGGAAGCGCCGTCCCTGCCACTCTGCATGAGAAGGACGGGCACCGCCGTGGGCGGTCGTCTCCACAAATTCGCAGCCCATTTCGTCCATGCGGGCTATCTGCAGCTTGCCAGTCGTCTGGTTCACACCGGTGAGCACGGCACGGCGGGCGGCCACCTCGATGCTGTCCTTGTGGCCGCTGGGGTATGTGACCATGGGCATGTCGTCTGCAAGGCTGTCCACAGCCTGTTTGACGGCGGTTTTGTAGTCGAAGGCACCGGTGCTCACCTTGAGCCATGCAGCGTCCAGCGTGCGCTCAAAGGCCCCTGTGACGGTGTTTGCCGTGGTGGCGGTCAGGTTCTGCCATGTGCCGCAGGTCTGCCGCGCGCCGGCATCCAGCAGGTTGTTCAGGGCGGCGTTCTCTTCAAAAGGGGGCGGCTCCATGTCGTAGTGGTAATAGATCGCATCCTCCCGCTCCATGGCTTCGGTGGCGGCCTGCAAGAGCGGTTTGCGGATGGCCGTTTCGCTCTTGCCGGTGTACTTCGCCAGCAGCTTCACAACATCATTGCGCACTGCTTCGGTCTGCTGGTAGCGCCACAGCTGCCAGTTAGCAGTAGCAGTCACTTTGTCCATCTTGCCGATGCGCCGGGCCACGTCCTGCAGGATCTGTTCTTCAACCTGCTGCCAGAGCTGCACAAAGGCATCCGGCATCTGGTCGAGGTAAGGCGGCGGCAGCATCAGGCACCCCCGAAGGTGAGGGCTTCAGGGCTGCGGTTCTCGGCATTCGCTTCGGCGGCAATGGCCTTGGCATCGTCCTCGCTGTAGCCCTCAAACTCCACCAGATACCGCCAGAACGGGAACTTGCCTGCGGTAACGTAGCCCCAATACATCTGTTTGCGCTCCTTGGGGTCAGAGATGATGCTGTCGTCAAAGTCAAAGGTCACGTTGCAGTCGCCCGGCGGGGAAACGGCTGCGCCGCTGTTCCACTGGGCATCCAGCAGCTTGCTGATGGAGTATACCAGATCGGTCAGCGCATTGCCCAGCGCCCGCTGCAGATCCTTGACGGTAGTGTAGCTGCGCTGCTTGCTGCTCCTGATCTCCTCGGCGGTCTTGTCCACGTTCTGCGGGTCGGACAGGGTACCGTAGGCAAGGCCGCACTGGAACTCCACCCGCTTGAGCATGGTATCCAGCCCTCTACGATAACTTTCATCGCGCAGGGCAGGGGCAAACACCTCGTAGAGGTTCCGGCCATTGGCCCCGGAACTGCCGTTCAGCCAGTTGCGGTAAAGGCGCTGCTCACGCTGCGGCATAACGCTCTCGCCGTTGATGTCGGGCCGCAGGGCGGTCTGGTCAACGTCAAGGGCCAGCTGCCCGCCGTCATACTCCCACAGCAGCCGCCCATACTGTTCATCGGCATCATGGATGGTGTCAACAGCAGCGGCATAGACGCTCACGCCCAGCGGGGAGTGCCGATCAGTGGAATTGCCGCTGGACACTCTGAAATAGCCCCAAAGCGGACGGTCTACATCGGAGAACTCGGTGTGCGGCGAGATCGCAGCCCATTCCGGAACATCGGTCAGCGGGACTTCAATGCCGAGGTCTGCACTGGTCATGGAACGGAACGCCTTGACCGTGATGCTGTACGTGCTGCCGGAAAACTCGTGATCTTCAAGACGAGTGTAAATGCGGTTGCCACGCACCAGATGGTCATAAAAAATAGCCCCGGTCATGCGGCCAGAGCTGTCAAAGCGGGTAGGGCAGAAGCAATCCCCCTGCACAGCATCGATCTGGATGCGTCCCTCTGCATCGAGGAAGGGCCGGAACAGGATGCCGCCCAGCGCACAGCCGTATTCCACCGGGGTGCGCAGATCTGCAATGAAAGGCTGCAGCATGGTGTTGATGCTGTCGGCGCGGGCACTGCCGGAAACAATGCATTCCATTTCAAGCGTGGTCAGACGGGCCAGCTCCGATGCAACACTCTGGGCAAGCTTCAGGCTGTGCAGGGTGTTCTTGCCGCCGTTGCACCACGGCCCGCCGGTATCGTACATCTGCGCCCACAGGATGATCGCATTCTCCATGCTGTAGGACACGCTGGCGCTGACGGTGGTATTTTCACCGAACAGCAGCCGCGCTTTCTCCCGCAGCCAGAAAAGCAGTCTATCAAACATTATTTTCGTCTCCAGTCTGCCCAGCGGATCAGCGGGGCCAGTATCGTATAGCAGAAATAGCGGATGTCGTCCATGGCGTGGTCGTTCTCCTTCACGACGCGGTCCTCTTTGGCTTTGTCATCCCACGAGTACAGGCCAAACTCCCGGCGGGATGCCGTGCAGCTTTCGTGGATGGTCACAAGCCCGGCCTGCATCAGGGATGCCACGCAGCGGATGCCGTTCAGCACATCGTTATCAGCGGGGATCACCAGATACTTGCCGTGCCGCCGGATGGTCTCGATGAAGGAAGCAGCGGACGGGTCAACCACCACAGCCTGAATGTAATAACCCTTGGTCAGGCGTTCCAGCTCGGCATAGTGCTCTTCGTCCGTGCGCTGCACACGCTCGGCACGGCTGTCAAAATAGCTTTCCTTGATGCGCAGGGCCTTGCCATCATGAATGACCCACAGGCCCATGCTGCAGGGGTTGTGCGTGCCGTAGTCGATGGACACGTAAAACTGCCCATCGATGTGGGAAGCATCACCGTGAAAGAGGTAGGTGTCCTGCCCGGCGGAGAAGAAAGGGTATACAAGGCCCTCGGCAGCTTTCCTTTTACCGAGGATATCACGGGCATACCAGACCGTGCTGCGGTCGTAGGTTGCAAGCACAGCCCGGAGCTGGTCGTCCGAAATGCTCATGTTATCGGCAATTGTGAAATGCCCATAGTTGAAGCCGTATTCTGGGTTCTCGTTCTGCTTCTTTTCGTGCAGATTCAGGATATTTTCATAGTACCAGTGACCCTCAGCCTTGGGGTTCAGGTCGTGAAACACTTTTCTGTCCGGGCTGGACAGGGTACGGTCGAACACTTCCTGAATGAATGCTTCGCTGCACTCGTTCACCTCGGTGATGTATGCGGTACCGTAGGTGTTGCCCTTGATAAGCTTTTCGTCACCGGATTTGCCACCACCAGACACCAGCACCACCTTTTCGCCGGTGGCAGTCTGGATGTACAGACAGTCGCGGTTCTGGTAGGTGCCCTCACGGCAGCGGCCCTCAAAATAGTTTTTCAGGCCGAAGCCGTCGCAGTCCAGAATGTTCAGCCGGGCGGTCGCAGTAGACACGCCCGCGATCAAGTGGATGCGGCTCGGATGCTTTTCCAGAATGGTGCAATACGCCATCGTGATAAGCACGTTCTTGCCGCCACGTTTGCCGCCCTCTGCAACGTTGAACCAATGGTTGAAGCAGTTCCAGAAGAACCGCATCTGGTTTTCAGAAAATGGAGCCGGAATGTTCATTCTTCAAAGTCCTTGATATCGCGGTTTGGAACAGGCCGTTGCAGCAGATCCGCAAGGGTCTGTATGTCGTTATTTTGAGCAGCGGCATTTTCTTTTTCGGATGCGTCTTTGTACATACCCAGATGCTTGCCCAACAGGTCAAGGGCTCGGAGCTTATCTGCAAGTTTGACCTCGTGTTCCAAACCGTCCTCGCCAAAGCTCTTGACCTTGATGGACTGGATTGCGGCCAGATCATCCCGGGAAGCATCCAGCTTCACGGAAGCTGTCTCCGGGTCGATCAGGTCGCTGGCGTTTGCAAAAGCAATCTTGGCAAGTTCCCGCACGACACGATCAGCAGATACGCCGGTCCGACGGCTTTGCTCGGCCTGCAGCTGGGCAAGACGATTTTGAACCATAACATTTGATAACAGGCGAGCACTCTGCTCTTGGGCTGTTTTGGGGCTGTATCCGGCGCGGATGGCCGCCTGGGTCGCGTTCAGGTCGATCATATACTCTTCACAGAACCGCGCCTGCTTGTCGGTCATCCTCACCACCTCTCTTGCCGTAAAATCAAAAAGCCGCCCGGAAGATCCGAACGGCGGGATATTCAAAAAAATAAGCAGCACCCATGCATTCAGTTTGACGGACAGGCGTAAAACGGGCGGGTGCTGCTGCATCCGGAACTTTCGCGGCCAGATGCCCCGCTATCGCGCGGCCCCCTCATAGGGCACGCAAGCACTCTGGGCAGGCCTTGAACCTGCAACCTACGGTTTTGGAGACCATCGCTCTGCCAATTGAGCTACCAGAGTAAAAAGCCGCCCTTGGAATCGAACCAGCCGTGTCTACACACACGCACCGCGCTCCACATTGCGCTCAGGCGGCCATATAAAAACAGCTCCGGTTCGCCGCCGGGGCTGTTGGTTGGCGCACATCCTGTCAGGAAAGCTACACCTTGGCAAGGATTCTAAGGCCTTTTCTTGGCACGGGAGGTTGCGCGTGCGGCCTTTCGGGTTGTCTGGTCCATGCGCCATACGGTGCGATACGGCGGAATCGAACCGCCTCCTGTCTCTCATGAGCGGCAGGCTGCCTTTGTTTCAGTGTATCGCATAGAAGCAGTCCGCGAAACGGAAGAGAGAAAAATGCCTGCAAAGCCAAAAGGAGGAAATTATCATGGAGGTTCGTTTCGGAGACTGCGTAGAAGCGGCGCTCCGCTGTGCGCGGTTCCGCTTGTACTGATTTTACCTTACTGCACCCCGTTTCGGGAGTGCCGGGACATCACAAAATAAACGGTGCCTTTCTATGCAATTTGTACAATTCATACAGTGCTGAAGTCTGACCAGATCTCTGCAAGAGCCTTACACCCACGATTGATGCGCTTCCGAACGATATCAACACCAGAAACCCCTGTTTCATCGGCAATTTGATCCTGCGTTTTTCCATTAACGTAAAAATCCACGATCGCATTTGCGCACTCTGTAGCAACTACAAGGCAATATGCTCGCTTTGTTGCCTCGTTCTGCAACGCTGACAGCCGCTTCACCATCTCCCGATACCGCGTCTGCTCCTCAATGATATCCACAGCAGCATTACCGATTTTGTCTCCGTTTCCTGACGCAGTAGGCATACCGGAAAGGTTCTGCGTAATCTTTGTAGCGCTGCCATAGATCCTGTGAATACGTTCAAGTTGCCTATCCACGTCTATCTTGTAGTCCCTGCACTGTTGAAACCATGCCTTGACATCGCGGTAGTCTACACCGTCTCGCTTTTCATTTTCAGGTGCACATGTGAAGATCATCTTTTTTCTCCTTTACTCCCTCCAAAAATAGCAACACTCCGGGCGCTGCGAACGGGACGCGGTACTCTGCCAAATCCGTAGGGGTGATGTACTTTCGGCCAAACAGCCGTTTCATGTCCTTCCAGACGGCCCACGGGACGCGGTAGAAAGCCCTGCCGCTAAATGAGCATAGTACAAAGGCGACACCTCCGAGGGCTTCTGTGCGGCTCAAACGAAGCGCTTGCGCGGTCAACACACGATCAAAGGTTAGCCGGTCACTGTCGGTGTGCTTGGCTTCAAAATTGATGGCCCTGCCGCCTTTGAGAATGCCTTTGTAGTCCGGCTGGGCCTGTTTCGTGTAGCAGGCAAGGAACCGGCCAGCACGGTCTGGGCTTCCGATAGGACGCATCGGTTCCGGGGTCTTTTCGATGTCTGCAAGGCCGATGGATCTGTAATAGGCGCAGGCATTGTCAATGATGCTTTCAAAGCCAGCGCCCTCTGCGCGGCTTCGGGCACCGGTATAGCTGCGGCGAATGCTGGCCGCCGTTCTTCGGTTATTCATTGCTCAATTCCTCCACATAGCACCAGCTTTGAGGCGGGCGGCAAATGGAACATCCGTCGATTTTGCAAGTCGGCGGTATCATGTGGCTTTCAGACGGTTCGTAATTTTCACAACGCCAATTTCCACAAACACAATTTGATCTGCCCATCCATCAAATAATGGGCCATGTCCTCCGGACTCATAGTGTCGGTTTCAGGGTTAGATTTCGCTTGATTATTCATCGTCGCCCCTCCAATACTCCACGAAATAGGTCAAAGTAGATTTGCCGCTGCGCTTTTCCTTTCCCACGCGGACGGTGTAGCCGTTCATCGACAGGACGACAACCAGCGCTTTCCGGTCCTCCACCTTGTCGCAGTCAATCTTGTAATGCTGTGACATGTATTCATCCTCCGTGCCGCTACTTGTATAATCAGCAGCGGTTTATGTAACTGTGTTTGTATTTCAGACCTTGAGATCGCTTTGCGGGCGTTCCAGCCAGTCGCGGACGGTATCTTCGGACGGCGCGCCGTCGTCGCACAAGGCCAGAACCGCCGGAACCAGCTTCCGGGCCATTTCTTCGTCATCCATGTCCCGGATAGCGTCTCCGATCGTGGTCTGATCGCTCGTTCTGATTTCCAGCGCCAGCTTCACGACGGATCCGTCCTGACGGGTCCACGAGCAAATAAGGCTCTGGCCGCCGATCTTTTCCAATGTGGTCAACATCGTATCGCGACAGGCGGCAATAATAGCTTCAGCTCTTTCCATTACCTGTACTCCTTTCCGGTGGCCTTGTCCCTCAGCGGGATGCGGCCTATGATTTCAAACCCTGCGATACCGGCCATCTGGCGCAGCAGGGGAACGATGTCTCCGATTCTGTCAAGCCGGGCGGCTTCCTTCTGGTACTCGTCCCGGCAGATGTTGCGCATGGCCGCGGTCGGTGTCGGGTCTGCATAATGCTCGGCATTCCGGCCCATATTTTCCTTGCTCATGTTCTCACCCTCTCTCTTCCCACAAACACGCCCGAGAACAGGCGTTCTCCGATGGTATAGTGATAATACCGGTGACCCGCTGGAACGTCGTCTTCCGTGCCATCTGCCGGTCTGAGCACCATCGGATGCCCAGCGACCTGCACAGCATACTCACCGCCCTGCACAAGACGCTGCATCCAGCTTTCGGCAGGTGTAGCATCAACCCGGCTTCCATCCATACAGCAGACTGCTACGGCAGGCGGAACAGGGGACAGCATCGTGAAAAGTGAAAGCTGTTCGACTTCAATCACGGAGCACCTCCTACTTTGTAGATCAGAGCCACAGCAAGCATCCACATCATAAAAGCGGTAGTTGCTGCAAGAGCTATGGGGTGATCGTGCAGCAGCCAGACAAGCGCATAGCAGACTGACATAATAGCTGCAACAACAGCAACCATAAACGTTGCGGCGAACATCGCAAATCCTAATGTCATGAGCGTTTTTCCTCCGGCAGTTCAGGCATCGGCATCCAAAGAGGAAAAGTATCCGGTGCACCTGCCACGATGTCCCACGTTGCTGATTGAGCAAAAGTTGCATCCATGTACTTCACGAGAACATTTCCGTGCACAGCATCCTTTTTTGTCGGCGGATTCTCTGCCGTTTTACGCCAGTGCATCCGGTTTGCAAGGTAGAGCAGCGCCACAACTTCGTCAATCTCCTGCTCATTTTCGCAGTGAATCGTGACATCGAAAACACTGCCTCCGCATTCTTTTTCAAGCTTGGCAAGATTTTCATTTCCCTGCAGACGGGAAAGCCAGCGTTCCATTTTAGGATCTGCATACTCGCCGCACTCGCTTATAAACTCGTGGTAGTTCTGAGGGTCTTGCTCTGTAAGGGCATCAATGGCGTTCATAACGTCACCGATTTCCTTTTTCAGATCTTCCCAACATTCGTTTAAGGTTTTCGGAGTCGGGTTTTTGCCATCAATTTTGCGGCGCAGTTTCGATGCAGCCGCAGAGGCTTCCGCCAGTTCTTCCGTAAGCTGGCCCAAAATCTCAGTTTTGGGCAGGTAGTCGGAAATTTTCTTTTCAGTCATTTGTTGCATCCTCCATTTTGCACCCGCAGCGGCAGCAATAGGCATGTTCAGTGTGCCGGTCGAATGTTGTAAAAACCTCTTTGCGTCCGCAGTTCCCGCACTTGCACTCCGCACCATCTGCCATGCGCCGCACAATAATCCACTTTGCCGTCGGTCGCAAGCTCTCCGGGTCAATGGTTGGTGCGCTACTCACCATGTCCGCACAGCTTTCGGCGGTGCTTTCACACTCGTTTGTGGTTTCACAACCAACGTACCGAGCATATTCCAGCATTTCCTTTTCGAGAGAAATTGCGTCAATCAGCCTAACTTCATCCATCGTCCCATCCCCCTCACTTCACAGACGGGTTTACACGTTCCACCAGCTCACAGCCGGGCACTGTCGTGCCGGTCTTGAGCAGGGCCGCAATGGCCGTCTTGTTGGGTGTGCGGGTGGTCTTCTCGGTCATGTACTCGGCAGGAACGGCAGCTTCATCCAGCACGCAGACGGCCTTACTGCGGCGAAAGCTCACCGCGCACCGGTCACTGCTGAAGTTCTGCCCACCCAGAGCATCGGTCAGATAGTGCTTGAGACTGTCGATCTTGCGCTTTGCGGCTGCCTTGCGGTCAGCAAAAGCCTTTTCCTGCGCTTCAAAGGCCGCAACATCGGCTTCGAGGTTCTTTACCCAGCAGGCGATGTTGTCCACCTTCTCGGCCTTTGCCATGTTCAGCTCTTCCAGCCGGTCTATGTCCATAACCTCGCCGGTCTCCGGATCGATGCAGTCCAAAATCTGCGAGTTGATCTCATACAGGTTCATAGTGCTTTTTACCTCCATGCGTTCAGAACACGAGAAACGGCCCTGAACGGCGTTTTGCGTTTTGCAGTATAACTTTGCCGGTTTACCCTAAAACCGCGTTCAGAGAGCCGCACAGGACGCTCTGAACGCCATATGCGGGTTGTTCTTTCAAAAGCTTCCGCTCTGCACGGGCTTTCAGCATCTTCTGCAACTTACGGTGTGAATGCAGGCAACGCTCTGTCATGAGCCGCTCTCCCTGAATCTTCTGAATCCGCTCCAGCCAGTCAGGAAGCAGCTTGTCCTGCCACTTGCAGTGCTGTATGACATCGTAAAACGCCTGTTCTGCGATATCATCCGGGGCCGTCAGAAGGTCTGACTTTGCCCAGACCGTGGAAATCGCCTTCCGGCTCTCGTCTGTTTGGGGCTTGCCGAAATAGCCATCTGCCACGGCCAGCAGTTCGATGATCTTCTCCATCGTCAATCAAATCACCCCCTTGAAGATGTCTGCATAGACATCCGCTGCAGATCTGGATGTATTGCCCGGTGCAGGCTTGTTCGGTTGCTGCTCACGGTCACGGGATATCCACCCGGATGCTGCTGCCTTCCAGTTCTTCATGGGATTCCGGCCCACCTTCCAGCCGTTGGACTCGTAATAGGCATGGAACCGAATAGCCTGCCCTTCCGTTCCGCCCTTCTCCGCAAAGTAGTTTTTCACCGTTTCAACATCCGGCGGTGAAAACCTGTTCTTGGTTGTAGGGGGCAGCGCTTCAGCGCTACTACTATCAGATACTTTAGTATCTGTTGTACTTTGTACTTTGTACTTTAGGGGCCTTTTGGTTTCGTTTGGTTTCTCAAAAAAACCAATTGGTTCCGTTTGGTTATCGTCAAAAACCTTTTGGTTTTCGTCGGTTTTCTTTGGTCTGCCGCCCTTTCGACCTGCTTCTCGGTGCGCAAGAATAGAACGTTGATACGTCTTTATGTTTTTGTCCATAAATGAGCGCAGGGATTCAAAGGCCACCTGTTCGATAGGCTCAAGCCCTTCCGGCTCTTTGCCGTGCTCCACATACTGCCGCATTTTTGTGAGCACGTTTTTGTATTGCTCAGGTGGCAGGATGTCCAAGATTACGAACTTGTCAAAGGGTATCAACAAGCCTTTTGGGCGAGCCATTTCGATATCGTCCACCACTAACCACCTCCTTCCCGTTTTTGAAAACCAAACGCTTTTCGTAAAAACCATTTGGTTTTCTTTGGTTTTTACAGGTCGATGATCTTAACCTCTACGCCGTAGCCGATGACGTTCCGGCACTGCTGTTTGATGCGGGGGATCGCAACAGCGCTGCTTTTGAGGAACTTCTTCGTGCTGGGGGTGCAGGCCAGATACAGCGTAACGCCGTCCAGACTGGCCTTGGTTCCGCGCAGGTTGTCCGCAATGAACTTGTCACCGTAGACCTCAACACGGCGAATAACCTCTCCCCAGTTCGCAAAGTCCTTGCCCGGATACTTGTTCGCAGGGGCTTCCGGTTCAACCTGCTGCTGGCTGTTCTGGCTCTTGAGGTCGTTCAGGGCATCCAGCATTGCCGTCATGCAGGAGCTGCACACCTTGATCTCGTTCTGAAGCTCAACAAGGGCACTGTTCAGGCACACCAGCTGGTCGATAGCCTTTTTCATGTCCTCGTTCTGACGATACAGGCGGCTGTCGATAGATTTCAGCAGGATACACACCCGGCTATCATCCGGGGTATCATTCGGTACATCCTCAAGCATGAAGTCGTATGCACCGTTGCGGATATTGACAACTGCCGACACGGAACGACCGATAATGGATGCGACCTCTGCATCTGACAGGCCCTTACTAAGAAGAAGCTTTGCATTGCGCACCTCTTCCGGCATAATATTTCTTTTTGCTAGCATTTTTCTCTCCCTCATTTCTTCCGCTCAGAACGGCAAATCTTCATCGTCGTTGATAACGGCAAAATCGTCCGTGCCGGTCTCAGCCGCCTGCTGGGCGCTCTGAGCGTTTCTAGCTTCGCGGGCATAACTTTCCGTCTGTTCATCAAACCCCCGTGTAGACGTGCTGTCAGGGGCTTTCGAGCCGCAAAAGCTGACCTCACGCACCTGAATCTCATAGGCAGTGCGGTTGTTGCCCTGCTTGTCCTGATATTTCCGGGTCTGCAAGCTGCCATTGACGGCGATCATGCTGCCCTTGTCGAAATACTGGGACACGAACTGTGCCGTTTTGCCCCACGCCACACAGGGCAAGAAATCCGTCTCGCGCTGGCCATTTGCAGAATAGCTGCGTTCACAGGCGATATCAAAAGAGCAGACTTCCTTGCCGCTTGTGGTGGTGCGGAGTTCCGGGGTGTGGGTCAGGCGGCCCATAATTGCAATCGTGTTCAGCATAGATCAGCCCTCCTTCGGCTGCTTCTGGGCACACGTCCAGCACAGGACGCGCCCAAACTTCTTCTTGGTGCTTGCGGCGGTCTCTGCCGGTTCCACGGTGCGGCCCTTATAGGTCACCGGCTGCAAGGGCTTGCCACAGCAGGCGCAGACAAAAGACTTTTCCTGTACAGGCTGCGATTTCGGGGCAGGAGCATTACGCTTCGGGGCGGACTGCTTCGGCGGCTTGTTCACACCTGCTGGGTTTCGACCTTCTGCCGCATGATACTCGTCCGTGTCGGCATCCTTGGTATCGTCGATGCAGAACAGGCCGTTCAGGGCATACTTGCGGGCGTAGCTGCTGGATGTTCCCGTCACCTGTGCAGCGTCCATCTTGGTTTTTTGCTCCGGCTCTCTTGCGTATGCCTTCACGGAAATGCAGCCACCATCCAGAGATTCCAATTTTGCAGTGGCTTCGATGTAGTGCCACCCCTCAAGAACCTTCGGTTCATCGGAGAGCGTAAGCAGCAGGTTATGAGCCTTGAGAATAGGCTTCACTGCTTCCAAAATGTCCTCACAGGAACGATACCTGTACCCGCCGAAGGTGTTCATCTGCCCTTTCGGGACCTTGAGTTCGCTCTGCACAGCGGCCAGAGCGGCGTAAATGCTTGTGCTTTCCATTACTCTTCATCCTCCTGATCTTCGGTCTGTTCTGCCCCTCGCGGCAGGAAATAGTAATCATCCGGCGGCTCAAGTGCCGGGCCGTAGCCGTCAAGGGCGAGATCATACATCGGGTTCATACTGCCACCTCCGGTGCCGGGTCAATGGCGGTAGGGGAGATGTCTGGTGCGGGAATCAACTTTCCAACGGTCAAACGCTGCGGAGCAGGGGAGTGCTGCGTTTCGCTTGCGGGCTTTCCGAACTTGACATCCGCGCCCAGATCTTCAACCTCGACCGTGACGCGCAGGCGGTGCAGACCGGTAGTGTCGTTGAATGCACCCGAAACGCTGTCAAGCAGCTCGTCAACGATGCCGGGGACGTACTTGCCGTCCATAAACTTGCCGTCACTCGAAAAGCGGCCCTGAATCTCAACATAATTTTTTTCCATCTTGTAAAACCTCCGAAAATGTGTTATCTTCGGATTGATGTGAGCTGTAAAATCCATCAACCCTTGCAGCCTGCCGGTGCGCCAACACCAGCGGGCTGCTTTTTCTTTTGTGCGGCCATAATCTCTTTGATGCGGCCTTTGCCGTAGGTTCCGGCGCTTGCCGTGAAACGCTCGTTGTCATCCACAAGGCCCTGATGGATTGCCTCTGCCCGCTCTTCCTGCTGGCGGATAAGTTGCTCTGTGCGCTCCCGGTAGCTCGCTTCGAGAGCTTTCACCCTGATATGTACAGCGCGGCACTCCGGGCACCGCTCCGCGCGGCGGCCCACATTGCGCATCACCTTCCCGCAGTCAACACAGATACGTGTATAGATCATATTGTTGTTGACTGCCATGTTCAGCCCGCCTTCCTGCCGCTCTTCACGGTATTGGCCTGCGGCTGGTGAATCTTGCGGGGCCGCTTCTCACGCGCTTCGGCTGCAAAGCCCTGCAGCATGAAGAAGATTGCCAGCAGGATCAGCACCATAGCCGTAATGAACGCACCGTCCGAAATGGTGCCGCCGGTCTGACAAGTGCCCTCGAGGCCCATGCTGTACAGCAGGCCCGTCGCAAAGCTCCCCATTGCCAGCCAGTACCAAACGCCAGATTTGATTCTCATGCGGATTCTCCTTTCTCAACAGTAGGGAAGAACAGCTCCCCGATTTCATCCTGCGGGATATCAAGCGTCTTGCAAATTTCTGCGATCTCAGTGCTTGTCCAAGGCTGCTTCCCGTTCATCCGCTTGCTCATTGTGTCAGTTCCGATGCCGATTGCATTTGCAATCTCCTGATCCCGGAACCCGCAGCTGTGAAACCGGCCCCGCAGCTTCCAATACGGAATCTGCTGAAACGTTCCCTGTACGACCTTCATCATGCTTTTTTGACCTCTTTTCTTTGATGTGTGCCAGCCGTGCAGGCTGGTTCTTGTCCCAGCGGGCTTCCCGCCAGTATTTGTTCCGCCCGTTCATCAGGCGGTCTCCTTGCCAAGACGCTGCTCCTTCTCCTGCTCGCTCAAAAGCTCGCGAGGGTCAACGTTCAGCGTGTCGGCAATGGCCTTGAGCGTCCGGGGGCTGGTGCCGCCCTTCTTTTTGATGTAGTAGTAGGTGGCCCGCTCAAGGCCAGCAGCCTGCATCAGCTCGGTAACATTTACTCCCCGTAAAATCATCAGGGATTCAATTTTTTTCATGTTTACCTTCAAATTATCACCTTCTTTCACGCTTCCAGCCGCTTTGCCCGGCCATTCAGGAACTGGTTCACAAAGTAAATCTGTCCCTTTCCAGTCACCTTCGGGGTCTTGTTGATGCTGGTGTGGCCGTCCGAGTGCACCACGGTGGTCTCCTTGATCTCAAACAGCCCCATTTCAACGGCACGCTGGGTGGGCATGTTGTAGTCACTGCGCTTGGGGTCGCGGATCAGATAGCCGCGCTCCCGCATCCAACTGAACAGCCGGTTCTGCCCGATCTGCACGCCGTTCTGGCACAGCAGTTTTGCCAGCTCACCTACAAGGATGCTCTTCTTGCTGGCGCTTACAGCATCCGCAAAGATGCCCTTCGGGGTCAGCTCTGCAATCTGAGAGTCCTTGTGTTCCAGCTCGTCGTGGGCGGCAATCAAGGCCTGCGCCATCAGCTCCACGCGGGAAAGCTGCGGGCGCTGTGCCAGCTGCTTCTCCATCTCGTTGAAGGCTTGGATGTACTTGAGCTTCCATTCCAGCGCAGCCTTGCCGGTAAAGCCCATGACCAGCAGGCTGAAGCCGTCGCGGTTCATCAGGTATTCAGGGAGCTTCTTGTTCTGGGCGGAAATGTACTCCGATTTGAAGAACATGGAGGACAGCCCAATTTTGGACTCTCCGCCAATCAGGTTTTCAATGTCGCGGAGAACGTGCTTGTGTTCTTTGCCGAAGCTCTCAGCGATCTGACGGCTGGATGCAACCGGCTCGCCGTTCTGGGCGGATAAAATAATGTTGTTCATGGTGAACTCCTTGTTATTGGCTCCTACCTGCTGTAAAATAGAAGCAAGCAGAAAGGAGGTGGATTGTATGAAATTCAAAATTGATGTAAAATGCTGCAAATGTAAATGTTCTTTTGAGCTTGCTCCTACGAGTTTTCTCAAGCGCGAATCAGCTGAATGTCCGAATTGCGGTCAGCCCATTCCCGCAGCTGAGTACGAAACTCTAAAGGCAGGAATCACCGCTCTTGGCAGCCTGCCCGGACATATCGGCCCGGACGATGGCGGGAATCCTTTCGCATTCGCGGAGCCGGTTGGTTTTGATCTCTGCGTGAAGGAAGATACTTCCGCATATCTTCATTCACTTGAGCCTGCTGATGAACCCCAGTCTTAAATTTTAGCGATCTTCTTTAAACGAGCTTTCACGACTTCAAGCATTACCTCTGCTTGTTCGACTGAAAGCTCGTTTTCCTTTAGAACGGCATAAATATCATCACAAACGGTCTTGAACTTCTCGCCGCCAAGTTCCTCTGCGATATACTCAACCGGTGCCGGGGTGATGCCCTGCATCAGCCTGTCCATCGTTGCATATTCTCTGTACGTCATGGCTCTTACCTCCTTTGAAATGTAACTTGTAAGGTTACTTAATGGCCAAAAAATACGGCCTGCGGATTGTCGATACTCAAAAGTTCCACAATCTTTGAGGCTTCATCCGTACCAAAAACACGTTTCTTGAGCTTGCGTGTTAAGGTCTGCTCCGAAATTCCAAGTTCCTGAGCCAACATTTTTTGAGTGTAGCCTGCTTTGACCATGTACGACTTGAGCAAATTGACGTTTACCACACTTTTCACCTCCAAACGACCCCAGTGTAACTTGTGAGGTCACAAGTATAATAGCATCATATCTGTAACTTGTCAAGTTATTTTTGATAATTGAATTAAAAATATTGTAAACTGATGGTTTATCTGCTATACTATAGACATCAAAGGAGGTGCTCACGGTGACTGTAGGCGATCGCATTCGACAGGTACGTCAAGAGCAAGATGTAACCCAACAGGAGCTTGCCGATTACATCGGCGTATCAAAGCAGGCTGTATATAAGTATGAAAATAATATTGTAACCAATATACCGACAGACAAGGTTGACGCTATTGCCAAACGGCTGAAAGTATCTCCCGCCTACCTGATGGGCTGGGAAGAACAGCCGGAGCCCAAGAAGCCCACCATCCCCCCGGGCTTTGAGCCGATGCCAAAGATGGACTGGGTGCCGCTGGTAGGCCGGATCGCCTGCGGGACGCCCATCACGGCGGAAGAAAATGTAGAGCAGATGGTTTGTGTACCTTCTCGCTGGCACTCAACCTTTACGCTGACCTGCAAGGGCGACAGCATGGAGCCCCGCATCCACGACGGTGATCTGGTGGCGATTCGCAGCCAGCCGGAGGTGGAGCAGGGAGAAATCGCAGCGGTGCGCATCGGCGATGAAGCTACCCTGAAGCATGTGTATCTTCACGAAAACTTTATAGAGCTCCGCCCGGAAAACCCGGCGTTTGAGAGCATTATCCTTACCAAAGAGGAAATGAACACCGTTGTGATCGAAGGCAAAGCTGTGGGGCTCTGCCGAGATATATGAGGTGAATGCTATGACATTTTACGAGAAGTATTTGGAACTATGTGCCAGTGTGGACAAGACCCCGTCCGGTGCAGCGTTAGAGATGGGTCTTTCTAAGCCAACCGTGAACCGCTGGAAAAATGGCGGTGGTATTACAGATGCTACTGCCAGAAAGGTTGCAGCATATTTTGGCGTTCCTGTTGACTGTCTAACCAGAGAGACCGATGACCCCGCCCCTGCGCAAAAAGAAAAAGCCCCCCAGTCAGACGTTGACCGCCTGATGGAGGGCTTGAATGCCGAAAGTATACGGAAGCTGAGAGAATATGCAGAGCTGCTCCTGCTTGGGCAGGAAAAAGAAGAAAAGAAACCTTAAAGCGCAGACATCCTACTATAATAATAGTGTAAAAATGTATAAAAGTGTTGTAAATATCACTTATAAGTGATATAATAGTATAGGCGCAGACAGGATGTGGTCAATCTGAACGACGTATTGTTTCAAATGCTGCTAGAAGATCTTTTTGAAAGATATGGCAGCATGCTTTCTATTCACCAGCTTTTTATACCAGAACTTGTTCTCCTTTTGAGAAGAGGCGGAATTGAGCAACAGTTCATGTCAAGACTCTCTGATAATCTTGCAAAACTCCGGGATTATGGAGATGTTTGTATTCGCAAGAAAAAATCAAACATGGAATATCTTGTCGGACAATCTCCTTTGTGTTCCATGCGCTTTTTACTTCCGGGTTCAAACATACGTGTTCTATTTGTCTATCAGAATGAAATGGTTTACCTTCTAACCGCTTTTCATGAGCGCGCAGGGCATCAAAACACCGCTTATCCCAAATATACTCCTATTGCAAAGCAGCGCTTTAATGAACTTAAAAAGGGGGACTGATTATGTCTTGCAGAGCAACTTTATCTGATTTAATCAAAGCCATTACCCAAAACATGTCCGCTGCTGAGATGGCAAAAGCCGCAATAAATATTCAAATCCAGCAGATGATTCACGATACCCGCATGGAGAAAGGCTGGACACAAAAAGACCTTGCTGAAAAGATGGGGGTAAAGCAGAGCCTTGTTTCCCGCTGGGAGAGCGGAGAATGCAATTATACCATCAACACTTTGATTGACATTGCCGATGCTTTGGGGCTGTCGGTACAGTGCCCTTTGAAGCCCGATGAAAGAATCATGTCCACCGAACCTGAAAATGTGAAGTCTGATGCTGCAAACAACACAGCTTTTAAAACGCCTGACTTTTCTTCGTCAAGGTTGATTCGGTTCCCTGAAACACCTAAAAAGCCAACCGGAGGTGCACACAATGGATGCAAAGCAGTTTGAAGCTGACATTCAGTATCTTGGAAGCTTTCTTACGGAATGCTCTTTTGATAATAATATCATTGATGCTGTGTCGCAGTGTGAATTAACGCATCAGCTCTCCGTTTCTATCAGTGAGCAAGTTCCAATTGATGATCCTTCTAAGAAGGCTGCTTATGTCAGGCTCATTCTTGACGGCGTTTATTCATTGCAGGATGGCTCAGAAGCTTCCTGCAAGTATCACATGGTTATACACGGCAAGTTTATGATTGATAAGAGCGTACCTGACGAAGATTTTGAAACAAAATTGTGGTTCAACGGCTCTGCAGCGGTGTATGGCATTGCCCGTTCAAAAATGGAGGTTATGTCCTCTATGGTTCTTAATCATGGAAAAATCGAGCTTCCAATGGTCAATATGTACGAACTGCTCAAAGCTCAGTTTGAAAAAGAAAACAAAAGTTAATCCTCGTTCTATGTTTATCCTCCGGGAATGACGGGGTGCCATGTGGCGTAGAATATCATTCACTTGTAAGAGCGGGGTTTGCTGAATGCAGATCCCGTTCTTTGTTCGCTATTAAAGCAAAAGCCCATCGGCAAAGCCGAAGGGCCAATGTATAAAGGAACCGTTTCAATCAGTCCCTTCATGTGCGAGCTGGGTTCTTCGCAGCGCGGCAGCGTATACTTCCAGCTTTTTGCGGTTATCCTCTGAGAGAGTTCTGTACGCCTTTTCAATGTATCGCTCGTCCTCCTCAACACCCGGGGTGTTTCCGAGAACAGCCGTTTTATCCTGCATCTGCGTGTTACCTCCATGGTTCCATTTTTTGTTTTGTTGACCTCGCCAAAGCTCACAAAACAACTGCTCACAACCATATGTTACATCAAATGGTTGCTGCTGTCAACAAATATCAAAAAATTTGATGCTTTTGCAATTTCAACCGAAAGGAGCAGAACGATGAAAAAGAGGACAAACACAGCGTTTTGGGTCGAGAAGGAAAAGCGTTGGTGCATTGCGGTGCAGAAGAACGGCACCCGCAAACGGTTTTACAGCAGCACGCCTGGCCGCACCGGCCAGCGGGAAGCCAACGCAAAGGCCGATGCCTGGCTTGACAATAGCATCAGAGACGGAAAAAAGAAGGTAGCTGCCCTCTATGCCCAGTGGGTAGAAGAACTGAAGCTGACTTGCGGGACATCCTATGTGACACAATGCCAGCGTTACGGGGACTGCTATATCCTGCCGACCTGTGGGAATATCCGCATTGACGAGTTAACCGAGGGCGATCTTCAAAAGGCCATTGACGTTTCGTTCCGGAAGCGCTCACAGAAAAAGAACCAGCGCAAGCCCATCTCAAACCAGCCGTTGAGCCGAAAGACGCTTATGACGATCCGGGCTGCGGAAACCGCCTTTGTCAAGTGGTGCCGAAGGAACAAGTACACGACACTCTACCCCGACCTGTCTATCCCGAAGAATGCCAGGATGGGGAAACGCACGATCTTGCAGCCCACCGCCCTGAAGGTTCTGTTTAGCGTAGACACCCGCACCTACTATGGAAAGCTGGTATTTGATGAATATATCTACGCCTACCGTTTTGCAGTTGCGACCGGCCTGCGCCCCGGGGAGCTGATTGGTCTCTGGTATGGTGACATCAAAGGGAACACGGTCAACCTTCGGCGAAGCATCAACGTGCACCGGGAACAGACGACCGGAAAAAACGAAAACGCAATCCGCTCTTTTGACATGGGCAAGGAAGCTCGCGAGGCATACGAGGCACAGGTGCAGCTTCTGAAGGCTCAAGGTATACTTCTGAACTACAATACCCCGCTGTTTCAGATCCCGTCAGAACACGCGCTCTATCGCCGCTGGGAATCCTATCAGGAAGCAAACGGGCTTGAGCCGAAAGTTTCACTTTACGAGCTGCGGCACACCTTTGTCAGTGTTGAATCCAGCGTCCTGACTGACAGCCAGCTGAAGATGCTCGTGGGCCATAGCAAGAACATGGACACTGCCGGAGTGTATCGGCACGAGCTTGACGGTCAGAGGGAAGATCTTGCTGCCGCTACCACCGCGGCATTCAAAAAGGCACAGGCCTGACTCTGGTAACAGTTTTGGTAACACTCTTTTTTGTAAACGTAGCAAAATACATGGGTTACAAACCAACCCCACTACATTTTTAGCAAGTGTTTAGGCGCGTTGCAGATATGCTTTTGACGTCACTCAATCATTTTTTGTTGTTCGACTCCCATCGCCTCCACCAACAAAAAGCACCTAGATTTTAACGAATCTAGGCGCTTTTCTTTTTGCTGAAACTGGTTTATAAAGCACCCCATATCACAGAACGATTCGCTATTAGGGCGGCTTTTGTCACAATTTGTACGTATTTCCAGCAAAACAGAATGATTGTATAAAATTTATACACCTGCTAAAGTTTGTTTGTTGTCTGCTGCGGCGACGCGGGGTATACTGTTGCCATAAGGACGGCGCAAGGATGCCGAAAAAAGCAATAAAAAGCAGGGAGGCTTTTCT